ATAGAGTAGAAAAGGATGAAACATTTCTTCTATGATCAAAACACTGGGATTTTTCTGGCACTATTATTATTACGTATCCATCTTTTTTAACTATTCTTAACCATTCATTTACAGCCTTTAATGGATTTGCAATATGCTCTAAACAGTGTGATGAAAAACAAAAATCATATTTTTCATTTTCAATTTGTGAAATATCTACAGCATCATTAAATATAACCTTTCCTGTTTTCCCTGGATAATAATTATATTGATTCGTATGATTGCTCCAAACAGTATTTTTTGAAAAAATAACATTGTCCATACTCTTAGATCTTTGATAAATTAATTTTGCACCAAATGAACTAGATGTACTTCCAATTTCTACACCCTCGTTATTCGTTGTTGCATTTGATAAGCAATCAAACAACATTATAAATTTTAATTATAATATTATTTATATAATTATACGCAGTTATTACATTTTCCCTTTCATTGAAACCAATATATTCCTCACAGATTCTTTGATAGGTTTCACATTTGGTTCAAGGCTTTCCAAAATTCTTGTGTCCAAAAAGTTATTAGACCTCTTTGATGCCAGAATTTGATTCTGTTCTTCTACACTAAAATTGGTCCAAGTAAAGCTGGGATCAATTATCTCCTTATACATTTCCAAAATCTCATTGTGAGAGATAAGTCCTGGGTTTGTCAAGTTCACTGGCCCACAAATATGTTTTTCTGCAAGTTTCACCATAATTGGTATCATATCATTGAGCACTGTCATTGAATTGGGGATTGAACATACCTTTTGATAAGTAGTGATTTTGGTGATGAAGTTTCTCTCAATAACCTCATCTGTAATTGGCATTCTAATACGCAAATTAAGAACAGTATCTTCAAATATTTGGTTGTTCATCAATTGATCAGTGAAACCTTTTACAACTGAATATCCTGAACCAAAAAAATTGGGTTTACTTTGCTCTGTGAATCCGTTGATTTCTTGACCAAATAGATGCTCTTCGTCATATTCAAAAATACATCCTGTTCCTAAATAAGTGAAATGAAGACCACGTTCTTTGCATAAGAGTGCCAAATTTAATGGGGAATACAAATTGTCGTTGACATTGTCCACGAGTTTTCCTGGCTTCTCCAAATAATCTATGGTGGTGATTTTTTGTCCTTCATAAGTGCCGTGTGTGCGACCAATAAAGCTCATAATATGTGTGATCTGCGGATTGAAACTGAAATGCTGTTCTATAATGGATTCAGTATCATTAGCTCTTGCTAGTGCTTTTATAAAAGGAATTCCTTGTGAAGAGAGATAATCTGTGACCTGTTTACCGATCCAACCATTTGCACCAAAAATGAGAAAAGTATTTGATGTTGCCATATGAGGTATAATCTGAATTTGTATTTAAATTAAATTATAAGTGAAATATTATACACATTTGGAAAAGGTGTAGCCAAATATATTATAAATTGGGAATTTTTTCACCAGTCTTTGGGTTGTGATATTCGTATACTTTCTCTCTTAGAGAGATATAATAAGTATATTTTTCTTTTGACAATTCGTTTTCAAATATTTTACAATTACCTGTTGCAATCTTCTCCACTTTCTTTTTATCAAGAAGCGAATTGGGATTATTTTGAATGAGTGTATTGAATATTTTTATTGTTTTCCATCCTTCTAAAATTTTCTCAAAAATAAAAATAACTTCTTCTGGAGTTGCTGTTCTTTTGGTTGATCTTTTGATCTCTCTACGATTTTTTTTAACATCAATATAATCTGATTTATTCATTATTAATATACTATATTATTCTTTATACTTCAAATTATTTGCAATTTTGAACCAATACTTTTGAAATAATGATTATTGTATTGTATATTTTTATCAAGCGCTTTTGTAAGTGTTTTATCGCTCATTTTTAGATGCCTGATGCAATCATATTTACTTGTGAATTCTTTTATAAGTTCATTTGATGTGTTATATTGTCCAATTCCATCTTTATACAAAAGCGGTTCTCCATATTTTTCTTCAAACTCTTCTTTCTGAGAATTATCACAATCATTGTATAAAATATAATAATATCCTTTTGTTAATGTGCAATTTTTAACTGGATTATCCAGTGCTGAATTGGACGCATAACCATTTGATTGTGCTGCGGTTTTCCTATCTAAATAAACATTGAGAATTTCTGTTTTTTCTTTATTTAATTTTGCAATATATCCTAAATTTTGAATCTTAGTTTGTTTGGTTTCTTCAATATGATGAATAATATTTGGATCTAACTCTCTATCAACAAGTAGCCATCTGAAGCCATTATAAACTGTATTTTCTACAATCGCTTTATTTATGCTGGGCCTTTTTATTTGCGTATTTTCATTCATTGCTTCTGTAACACATTCATAGACTTTTACTAACTGCAATGTATCAGGATTAATTTTTTGTAGTCGTGGTCCTAAGGTTGGGAGTGGTTGTTGAAAACCAGTTACTAACTTACTTTGTGATGCATTCAACTTTTCCAGGACTTCCTTATTAGATTTTTCAAGTTTATCTATTTTCATAGATAATTGTTTTACTAATGACAATAATTCTTGTCCTATTATATTTTCTTCATTTGCATTTTGTATTTCAAGTTTTAATTTTAGTTGTTCGTTTTCTAATTCTAGTTTATGTGTATCGTTATGGTTGAAATACTTTATATTACCATTTATAATTCCTATTAATGTCTGATAAGAAAGTTTCTTCCCAATTAAAAATAATTCAAGCTCTGAATCGTGACCAGGTAGATCATTCACTCTACTATCCTTTATTAATTCGTGTTCTTTTATAAAAGATTCAAAATCTTTGCTTTTGTTAACGGCAAAGCAATCTAGAAGTAAACATTCTGGATATTTGTTTTTATGCTCTTTATAACGATTTGTAATACCAATGCGACTTTCGCCAATTTTAACAATGTATTGACCATTTTCAAAAGATTTAATTTTTATTATATAAAAAATAGCACCAGCAGTTGCATATTCCTTTAATAATATTTTCTCTCTTTCTAAGATTTTTTGTTTAGCTAATTTATTTTCATATTCTTGTTTTGTTTTGTCTTCTAACAAGTTCATTTCATTTTTTTGTTTTTCTAACTGTTGTTTTAATTCTGTTGTTTCTTCAAGTAAAATTTCTTGTAATATTCCTTCTAATTTGATAAAATAATCGTGGATTTCATCTGCCTTTTTTGTTTCTGCTTTTAAACAAAATTTTTTAAAGGTATCAATATTTAACATAAATGTTTCTTTATTATGACCTCCTTTTGTGTTAGTTGTTTGCTTTGCCAGTTGGCAAAGCAATAATTTATAATCTTTATTTATTGTGAAATTTTTTTCTAATACACGTTTTGCATTTACTTTTTGACCAAACCCTAACCATTCCCATACATTATCTAGATCAATTACAAAATCATTCTTGTAATCATAATTTAAATAACAAAAAAAACTTGCCACAAACATCTGTTGTTCATAATCATTGAATCGGATTTTCACCTTTTCAATCATTTTTGACTGATAATTACCATTTAACTTGGTAATTGGATTGCATTCAATGAGATTTACTATATCTACGCTCATACTATACTTATTATAGAATGGAATCTCTATATTGTTTTTTGCTTTAATAATTAAAATGCATTAATTTAATTATTAAAATATATGAAAAAATATGATACGAAACATCGTAACAACTCGCTTAATTGGAGTATGCAAGACCACCCATACCAGACATAATACGGAGCACGTTGTAGTTGGTAGCATAAACGCGGACCTTGGCAGTCTTGGTACCCTCAACGGTAGCGTTGGAGAGGACAAGTTGAAGGGTGGCGTTATCAATTCTGGAGAAGTTGCAAGTTCCTGAGGGTTGATGTTCCTCAGGTCTCAATGCAAAGCTGTACACGTTAATACCTTCATCAGGGTTACGTGTGTGGGCTTGGTAAGGCTGGACCCAAGAGAAGTAGGAACCTTCACGCTCAGAGAAGCGGTCTTGGCCGTTAAGTTGGAGCTTAGCGACGACGACAGGGTTCTGACCCCAACAATGCATATCAAGGGAGGTCTCAGTGAGAACGAATGTTCCGGCATCAGATACACTAGAACCATTTGTGACACCAGGTGCAGGTAAGCTAGAAAGACCGAGTTGGGCAAGAGCGGCTTGAACGGCGGTAGGATTTGTAGTGTTCAATTGAGGAGAAGGTCCGCCAAAGTTAGGCTCGTTGTAAGGATCAGATGCTCCGTGCCAGTATCCAGTGAAGCCGGCAGGAATAGCAGCATCAATAGCACCGGCATCCTCAAAGAGACCACGAGCATCAATGAATGCATTTTGGCCAGCAGTCTCGGCAGGTCCTCCAAAGGCGTGGATAGCATTTGGAAGGGCATCAATGGCATCAGTGTAGTTGAAAGGTTGAGCACCGAGAACTTTGAAAAGAGTGGCGTCACAAAGAAGAGAAGAACAGTAATCAACGTTCTGATCAGGTTGGACAACCCAGATAAGCTCCTTAACAGGGTGGTTAAAGTTGAGCTTAATCTTATTAGAGGAAGAACCGACAGACTCATCACCAGTGAATTGAAGTTGGCTAATCAAATACTCGTGAGGATTCTGGGCGAATCTGCGGCGCTCATCAGTATCAAGGAAGACGTAATCAACATAGAGGGAAGCAGCAACAAGAGATTGATTGTATGCAATAACAGCAGTGACAGGTGTAGAAACGTTGTATTGAGTAGAAGGGTTGGAACCATTTGAGTTGCAGCTAAGAGATGTAACAGCCCAAAGACACTCATCAATAGGACGAATATCAAGGTTAATTTTGACTTCGTGATACTGTACATCACGATTTTACCCCACCTTTCGGTGTATTTTTATGTAACAAGAGGGAGTAGACTATATCTTAAGTTATCATAGAGAAGTGCTAATTCTCTCAAACCCATTTCCGTTTAGTCGTTGGACCTTTTCCATATGCTTGCATAACGCATTTAGGAACTTGGCTGCGGATTGTCTATTTCAGGTGTTTTATCACCTTCATCTGTGGGATTTTTACCATACCTGAGTCTATATCTCAGCCATCTTAAACTTTCATTTAAGACTTGGTACCCTTCCACTTTTGAGAAAAGTGGAGCAAAACCTATTTGAAAGTTTTGGCTCCACCTTTTAAAAAGGTGGATTTTTAACAGCTTTAAGAGTTTCCCGAACAATTTGAAAATGTTGCAATTAACTAGGACATTTAAAACACTGATTGCAATGCTTTAAATGTCCTGTTAATCACTAGCATCTGGGGATGACAAAAGTCATTCTGAGCCCCTAACATATTTTCCCTAAAAAAGTTCTCAGATTTTTTAGGATGGATACTTTTCTGCCCTACAGTATTCAAGGCGATCAAAGGAAGAGCGAGACCAGGGTTTGTGCAAAACCAGAATTGGAAAGGCACGTAAAGGGTGGTCTCAGGAAGAGCGTTACGAGGAGCACAAACTTGACGAGGAGCCAAGGAGTCACAAGGTCCGTCAACATCAGCGAAAGAAGGATCAGTGATGAAGGTGAGTTGAGTGGTGTTACCAATCATCTTGAAGTAACCACGTTGTTGCTCAGCAGTCATTGTGAGTTGGTTCCAGATGTGCATCCAGTCACCATATTGGCGGTCAATGCGTTGACCTCCAATCTCAACCTCAACTTGGGCAATAAGTTGCTCTCCAGGGAAATCTAACCAACGAGCATAAACGGAACCATTTCCGGTAGCAAGGGTAGAAGCGTTACCCATAAGTTGGTTGATCTCAGGAAGAGTAACCTGAAGGTATGTGCGGTAGGCAAGATCACCGTTTCTGCTGATAATGCAGGTAACACGGCGTCCAAAATCAGCCTGTCCATTGAATGTTTGCTCAATGGATTCAATCGCAAAGTTTGTGTATCTGCGATAAGTGACTTTCCAAAAAGTAATCTGAGGGTTACCTGTACATATCCTCTACCTTATTTTTCAATAAGGATTAGACTATATCTTATGAAGAACTCATATTTGCTTTTAATTCAGCAAATTCTTTATTTAATACGAGCTCTTCCGAAAACCATTTAGTCGTTGAACCTTCTTCTTTAAATTTTTGTATTTTTTCCAAAATAAAATTAATTTGATCCATATTTATTTCTTTTTTTGATGATTTGAATTTCACTGTTGCTGGCATTAAATTAGTCCAATTCCAACATTTTAATTTTTCATCTTGTATCGTTAAATCAAATTTACACACAGGTATAATATGGTGAATTGACCAAAATGAACCATAATTATCCCAATTCATTTCTGAAGTAAAATTATATTCAAACCATTCTCTCAAATATTGAATGTTACAGCCTATATAATTCATAGTTGTATCAGTTTTAAAAAGAATATTTCTTAAACGAGCAGCTAGTGATTTTTTTAATCTATAATTAATATTTTTTTTACTTTCATTTCTACACCATTCTGTTTTTTGCTCTCTTAAAAAATCTGGATAACAAGAATTACAAATATTTTTTTTATAAAACTTTTTTAGTTTTGCAAAATCCTTTAAAGCTTTGTCTTCATTACATTTTTCACATTTTGCCAAAAAAGTCTCCGCTTTTTTTTGTCTAAGATTTTTCTTTCTTATTTTATCCATTTCATTCATACATTTTTTACAAGTTTTTGCATATGAATTTTCACTTCGTTTTCTGTATTTATCAATTGGTTTGGTTTGTTTGCATTTTTCGCACATTTTTAATTCTAATTCACTCATTATTTATATTACTATGTGTCTATTATTTTATATTGTTCAAAAATATTATTAATAAAGAAGCTTGGATGCTCATTGCCCATTTCTTTTAACTTTTCAGTTAAAATCATCTTATTCATTTTTACTATACCCAAGTTTTTTGTCTTGGCCACAATTTCTTCACAAAAATTGCTTAGTAGAATAAGCTTTAGGGGTTTCAAGCAGTTTGATTTTCTCACCAGGGCTTTTCAAATTTAACATATAATAGTTAAATTTCCCTGATTAACGTCAGTGGTACTCTTTTACACCATTTCTCATTTGAACCGGGAGGAGGTTTGAGTTATAATGGTTTTATTTATTTTTTCAGCATTAGAAATGCGAAAGGTGTAAAAGGCATCCACAAAGGGCTTTATGAATATCTTATTTTTTCAATATTCCCCGACATTTTTCTACCCTACAGGTTTTTAAGGTAAACATCTTGCGATGATCCCTATAATTTCTTATAGGGGCAGAGTACACCTTAGGAGTTTTCAAGTATTGCTAGTACTATCATTAAACCCCGACTTCCGTCTACTCGTTGAACGTTTAACTTATTACTGCATTTACAGTATTTAAATAATTTATTGCTAACTGTAATTTTTAATTATTTTCGTAATAAGTCACTTCGCTGCGGATCATCCAATCTTCAACATTTTTACTATGCCAATGGTTTTTCTCCAAAGGTATTATATTGTGTCACCACATATAAGAAGTAGTTGAAGCTCTAAGGAAGTTCCCGCAATTTGAAAGTCTTGCAAAAATTGTTATTTGATATTTCAACAATTTCCACTAGCGAGTTATATGTTAAATATTAATTTCATATTTAACCACATATTTACACTATTTGTCCATTATGGAGATATGTGACCCATAATGGTAGCTCACTGTTGGCGCCCA